TCGTGGCCGACGTCAACCGCGTCCTCGCCGCCGCCGGACTTTTCAACGGCACCATCGCCGGAGCCGCATCCATCAGCAACTTGGCCAAGGACGTCTTTGAGGTAGGCGACAACGTCTTTAGCGGCGACGAATAAACTATTGCGCCACCATGACCACGACGGTTTAGTCAAATCACTAACATGGCCGTTCAGTCCGACACATCTTCCATTTCCTACACCGGCAATAACTCGACCTCGACGAGTTACGCCGTGCCGTTCGTGTTTCTTGAAAACGCGCATCTGGCCGCGACGGCCAAGGTCACCGCGACGGGCGTGGAAACCGCGGTCACGCTGACCAACCATACTGGAGCCGGAGACGTAAACGGCGGCACAGTCCGCACCGCGGTCGCTGTTCCCGCGACCAGCACGCTGACCATTTTCCGCACCGTTCCGGCGACCCAGACGACCACTTACCAAGAGGGCGGCGACTTTCCCGCGGCGTCCCATGAGCGGGCGCTGGACAAACTAACTTTCCTTGCCCAGCAAAACGAGCGGGCCGTCACCCGCAGCTTCCGCGTGACCGAAGGCTCCGGCGAGAAAAACGAAGTTGTCGCGGTTCCTAACACGCTCTTGGGACTTGACGCCAACAACCAACCCAAGGCGCTGACCTTGAGCGAAGTTAAAAGCTACCTCGCGCTGACCGGCACCACGCTGTCTGTTCCGGCGGGGATCAAGACCTTTGCCGACGCCGGAGAGCGTGCGCTGGCAGCGCCAGATTTTACCGGACAACTTGGCACGCAGCGCGATACCAACGACGTCTATATTGCGACCGGAACCACCGCGGGCAACTGGTCGCTGGTAGACGAGAACATGTCGCTGGCCGATTTCGCCGCGGGATTTTTCACCGCAGATGCGACGGGCCGCGGAAAGTTTGGCAGCGGGTTTGTCGATGCAGGACTGCTCGCATCGAACGCGGTCACCACGGCAAAGATTTTAGACGCCAATGTGACAGATGCAAAAATCGCCAGCGGCGTAGACGCTTCAAAGTTGACAACTGGAACACTGCCAATCGCCCGTATTGCCGACGGCGCGGTCACTCCGGCAAAACTTTCGCAGCCGCTTACGCTTGCGACGGCGGTTGCTACGACGAGCGGAACGGCAATCGACTTTACTGGCATTCCGTCTTGGGTGAAACGAATTACTGTTTTAATTGCAGGGTTAAGCACAAGCGGCAGCAGCAATGTAGTTGTGCGCGTTGGAACATCTGCCGGAATTAACTCTTCCGGCTATGTTTCTGGCTGCGGCGGAAATGGCGTTGGGCTTAACAGCACTGCCGGATGGCTAATTAGTCCAGAGCAGGCGGCATCGTATCAGTATTCCGGCGCGATGCAAATTGTGAGCATTGGTGGAAACGCTTGGGTCTGCTTTGGATCTTTTGGAAGAACAGACGGCCCAAACGCCTATTCAACAGGCGGACAAATTACTATTGCGTCAACCCTCGACCGCATCCGCCTCACCACCGTCAACGGCACCGACACCTTCGACGCGGGCAGCGTCAACATTATCTACGAGGGCTAATTATGGATCGCATCGAAGTCAACGTCATCACTGGAGAGCAAAGCGTCATCCCGCTTACGCCGGAGGAAATCGCGGAAATCGAAAGCCGTCCGCAACCGGAGGTTCCCGTGGTCAGTCCGCTTGATCTCGCGGAGGCCCACATCGCGTCACACTTCAGCACCGCCCGCCTGCTGCAAATGAAAGACTGGCGCGACACGTTTCCCGAAGAGGACGCGCCCATGCTGGAAGCGGTCTACGACTGGCTCAACGGCATCACGATTCAAGCGGCGCAGGGGCAGACTAACTTTGCCGAACCGCCGCACAGCTTTGAAGAACTCGTCGCGGAGGCCATGTTCATCTTGGGGGTCGAGCAGCCATGATTCCCAACGACCACCAATACGCGACCTTCGCGCCGTTTCTCAAAGGCGTTACCGGCATGGTCGCCTCGTTCTCCGGCGTCTACATCAGCTACATGGCGCACATCGAAGCCTTCCTCCGCTTGACCGGCGTAGCACTTGGTTGCCTTTGCGGCATCGCTTCGCTGATCAGCATTATTCGCAACATGCCCCGCAAATAGTATGAGCGTCAAAATTCAAGACTGGAACAAGATTGCCTCCAACGTCGTCCTCGTCGCGCAGGGGCCGGATGGCAAGCCCGCGTTGCTCGCGGAAAACAAGCCCGCCTACGACTACCGCGCCTTCACTTGGACAAGCGGCAATGCAACGCAAATCGTCTACAGGCAAGGTGGAGCAAGCGGCACCATCGTGCTGACCGAAACTTTCACCTACGACGGCGACGGCAACCCGCTCACCCAGACGTTGACCTACCCGTAACATGCCTTGGAAATACAACCCGTTCACTGACGCGCTCGACCAGACTGGCTCCGGCGGCGGGACGAGCTATATCGATGGCGACGTCGAATACCACAGCAACCTTCCGGTGACGGTGGGATCGCCCGCGGTGAACAGTGCTTTCCTTGTGAGAAAAGGCGAGGGGCTATACTTCATCTCGCGCAAACCGGCAGGAATCTGGGTGCGGGAACTGAACAACGGCAATCTCGACGACTGGAAGTATGCTGGGACGTTCAGTGATTTGTATCGGGATGCAAATTTTCGCATCCTCAACAATGCGGATGTCAGTAAGGAACTGGCGTTTTCGCTCTCCAGCATCACCACCGGCACCACCCGCACGCTGACCATCGCCAACCGCTCTGGCACCAACGTCGTCAGCGACACCTCCGCGGGCAGCGGCAGCGACGTGGTCAACAACATCGTGAGCCTCACGCAAGCCGAATACAACGCCATCGGAAGTCCCGACGCGGCCACGTTGTATCTCATCACCGATCCCTGACCTATGGCCCTCCTGCAAAAAGGTTATCTCGGTGCCACGCCGCTTTGGCGCAATGTCGATTGGTTTGAGCAATCGTCCTACACCCTTGTCAATTCCACCGCCGAGGTGTCATTGACCGCCAACACCTCCGCGCACACCAAAGGTTCGTATTCCGAACTCATCTCCTCAACTTCCGCCAATGCGGGACTGTTGGTGCTGATGGTGCAAGACATCGCCGTGGTAAGCACCAATACCGCCACACTCATTGACATCGCCACAGGGGCCAGCGGTTCTGAGACGGTCATTATTTCAAACCTTGCCGTTGGTGGAGCAGTAACCACGGCTGGCCCAACAGGCGTTGCTGTTTCTATTCCGCTTCAAATCCCCAGCGGCACGCGACTGTCTGCCCGCATTCAGTCTGTGGTCACGGGCGGTAAAACGGCAACCGCACAAGTATTTCTCCTTACAGCGAGCAGCGATTACGCCACTGCGCCCACCAGCGTGGATGTCATCGGCGGCAACACGGCCAACAGCCAAGGCATCAGCTTCAGCGGAGCCAGCGGAACATGGGTGCAAGCAACGGCATCAACATCACAAGCCTACCGCGCCGTGGCCATCGTGCCGTCTACGCACAACAGCAGCATCTCGGCATTTAGTCCGCAATTTGAGGTTGGCGTCGGGCCATCGGGCAGCGAGCAAACTTTTGGCGTCACCATCGTCAACTACAACTCCAATGAGTTCGTGCAGTCCTCGCCGCCTTATCTATCGCTCTTTGGCCGCAACATTCCGAGCGGTTCCCGCCTCGCCGTGAAACACAACATCGGTGCGAACCCCGACCGCTACGGCTTCACCCTCATCGGCATCCCCTAACATGCAAAACTGGCACCTCCTTTATAACACCACGACCGGCGAATCCGTCAGCATCGGCACCGTCATCGCCGATCCGTTGCCCGCAGGCATCACCGCGCTCCCGCTCACCGACGCCGAAGGCGAGGGGATGCAAAACGGCAGCCTCATCTGGGACGCCGTCACCCGCAGCTTGATCGCTACACCGCCGCCCGCTGTCACCGCCGCCGAATGGGTCGAGCAGCACCTTACCAGCACGCAACTTCACGCACTGTCCGATCTTCGCTTGTCGCTTGTGCTGGCTGGTAAACCCCTTGGGCCGCTCATGCAATCCCTGCGCGATTGGACTTCGCAGCTGATCGTCGCATCGGCGGCTGATCCTTCGCCGCGCCCATCGTGGCCTGCTGCACCTTGTTCTTACGAAGCTGCCAGCGCCGAAGCCATCGCCGCATTGTCCTCAAACCCTTGACCCCCATCCGGCGGGACGGTGTAGTCAAAACATGCGCCTCTTTCTAATCCTCGCCGCTTTGACGCTGACAGGCTGCGCGAATCTTTCCGAAGTCCGCTTTGGCTACGACTTCACTAACAAATCGCTGACGGTATCCATGCCGTTGGCCAAACCGACATCAACAAAATGAAAAATTGGCAAACGACCCTTTTGGGCATCCTCACCATCATCGCTTCGGCCTCCAGTGCTGGCCGCGATTTCCTCACCACCGGACAGCTTCCCGACCTTGGGTTGCTCTTCGCTTCGCTGACCGCGGGATTTGGTTTGGTAATGGCACGCGATGCCCGCAACTAAACCGAAGACGCGCCCGCGGATCACCGCGCAGGACGTCGAGGAGATTGCCCGCAAGCACGGCGTGAAAGACGCCGTCGCTATCGTGGGCATCCGCGGCTATTACCTTCGCACGCTTGGCGACCCGAAGAAAAACGACCGCAACATCTGGGATGACTGCATTGCAGTGATCTCGCCCACCGCGTTCGGTGCCTACAACGGCAACACCGACCCGTCGTTCTGGCGCAAGGGCATCGCGTCCCTTGTCGAAGGCGTCCACAAATACCGGAAGGGCAAGCACGGCATTTCCCGCGGCAATCCTTATCCGGCGCTGCGACCAGCCAACCCCAGCGAATCGCTGCCAGTTACGCGGGACGGACAGCTTGGACGCTCGCAGGGCGTGGCCATCAACATCCACCGCGGGGGCAGCATTAATTCGGTATCACAATCTGTGACTTCAAGTCTTGGATGCCAGACAATCCCACGCGAGCAGTGGCCCAGCTTCATCGGCCTTGTTTACGGCGAGATGGATCGCTACGGGCAGAAGGTTATTCCTTACGTTCTAACGTCGGCACAGAACGCTTAATCGCTTCGGCCATAGTTTGTATCGAAGCATGAGTGTAGTTGTTGCTGACCTTTGTCGAATCGTGATCGCAGACGAGTTGACGGACGCGCTGATCAACCCCTGCGTCGAGCATGAGGCTGTTGATCGTATGTCTCCAGCTATGAAACGTCTTGTCCGTAATCCCGCGACCTTCGCCTTTCTTCTTGGTCTTGATCCTTGCAACGCCAGCGCGGTCGAGTAAGCGCGAGAAGCGCCGCGAGGCAACGGTGATGCTCATGGCGTCGAGCGTGGGCGTAATCTTGCCGCGGCCCCGCAACTTGTTTAGCTCCCCGATCAATGGCACCGCGACCACTTTGCCGCGACGGCTTTTCTTTTCCGGCATGAACCGGAGGACGTCGCCTTCAATTTCCTCGTGGCTGCGATGGATGGCGTCTCCAAGGCGCATTCCGTAGTTCAGCCCGAAGAGGCAGGCGATGCGCCACTCGTCGTCCGCGGCGGCAAGAATGGCGCTGATGTCTTGGGTCGAGAACGGTTTCCGACCCGACGGCGTGGCATCCTCGCTCATGCGGAACAGTGCCGCTGGATTGGCGTCGATCTCGCGGAGGTGCAGGGCGCGGTGAAAGACGGCGCGGACGGTCTTGGTGATCTGCTGGGCGCTGCGAGCCGACAGCCCGCGCTTAATCAGCGCGTGGTAGAACTCGCTGATGTCCTCCGGCGTGATGGACTTGAGGTCATGCCGCGCCCGCTGGCCAAGGAAATCAGCGAAGTGCTGGCAGTGGGATCGGTAGGAGTCAACGCTGCGAGGTTTGGCCGTCTTTGCGCCTATATAGCCCTGTGCGGCCTTTTCCCATGTGGTGCGGCGTGTTGACCCTTTGACGCCCGCGGCACGCATGAGAGCCGCCACGCTCGCTTTCATCCACACCTCGTCCGGTATCTGGTCGCGTAGCTCGCGCCCGATCCGCTCCAATTCGTCGGCATACCGCTGGGCCGTTTTGCGCGGGGTTGTCTTGTGCAGCATCTTTGTGCTACGACAAGTCTGACGCCAGAAACCGCCGTCTGGGTGGTCTTGTGAGAAAATCCAGACCCGCATGCGGGCCATCCAATAGGGACTGTTGGGAAGGATGATGAGTGAAGACATAAGAGGTCAGAGTTGACCCAGCCAGTTCTACACTAAAATGCCTACAATGCATCAAGAAAATAGTCCTTTATCTCTGTAACAGAAGGGGTTACACGAAGCGTCGGTTCGATTCCGACCCTCGCCTTTCTCTCTGTAAAACAGCGGAAAAGGCTTAAAGTTGACACACCCAGTTGGCACTCATTTTAGACATTGCAGGCTCTTTAGAACTGGTTTTGACTCATACCAGTCATGCCATACGCAGATCCCGACCGGCAGAAGGAATACATGCGGCAACGCTACCGCGACCGCTACGCTGACCCGAAGTTCGCCGCCAAGGAGCGCAAGCGTAAGGCCAAGTTCTACGAGCAGCATCCCGACTACAAGGAGCGCCTAATCCGCGGGGTCTACAAGCGGCGGGGCAAGGCGTTTCACAAACGCACGCTTCAAGCCGCGTGATGTGGTTGGTGGATCGCGCCGAGTGGCCAAAAACTTTTTTTAAAAAAGTCATTGACGGGTTCAGTGAACCCGCTATGTTTTCCATTGAACCCACACACAATGCCTTCGCAACACTCACCCGATAAGGAACCTCTCTCACTACAGGTTCCTCGCACCACGGTCATGCGACTTCGTCGCATTGCTCGTCGGCGTGGTGTTCCGGTCGCACAGGTGGTCAATGAAATATTGGCCGCTCAAACATCAACCACTGAACTAACAGCAACAGACTATGCAGCAATCGCCCATGCTACAAAACAAGCAGAGGAAACCGGCAGACGTATTGCCACTCAACATCCAGATACCGCGGGACGTTAAGGCCCGACTACTCAAACAATCGAAAGTGGAGTTTCGCTCTTTGAGCGCCCACTGCGCTTTTCTTTTGGCCCAAGGTTCAGTGAACCTTGAGAAAGGGGAGTTGTGAACTGGGACAAACTTTTCACAAGTCCTGCGCTTATGGATTCGGCGCGGCGGCGTTTGGCCGAGCGCGTTGTTGCCAGCGGCGATTGCCTGCTTTGGCAGGGCTGCAAGAGCAGTCGCGGTTATGGCCGGATGCCAATAGGCAAAAGCAACGGCGAGGCAACGCATCGTGTTGCTTGGGCGTTGCACAACGGGAAGCGCCCGCCGGTTGGCCTGCATGTCATGCACTCCTGCGACACGCCAAGTTGTGTCAATCCGCTGCATTTGTCCATTGGCACCGCCGCCGACAACCAGCGCGATTGTGCGCGGAAGGGGCGGAAGCGTGCCGCAAAAGGATCAGCGCACACTTGTTCGCGCTATACGGAGGCGCAGTTTATTGCCGCGGCGCTTTTGTTCGCGCATGGCGTCACTTACCGCGTTATCTCCGAGAAGATCGGCATCGCTCGCGGAGCGTTGATCAAAACGCTGCATGGCCATCGCTGGCCGCACATCCAGCACATCCTTGGCGAAATCTTGGGGCGCGAACCAAGGAGGGCCGCAGCGTGACCTTGGTCGATAAAGCCCGCAACGCCGTCCCGCGGAACGGTCGACACAACTACGACCAACTCGTCGAGCCGGTCGCCATCCTCCGGCGCAAGGGGTGGAGCTACGCGGACATCCACTACTGGCTCCTTGAGGAGGGCGAACACATTCACCACGACCCCGTCACTTTCGCCTCTGCCATGTCGCAGCGGCTCAAACACCAGAACAAGAAAAACACACAATGAAACAACCCGAACCCACATACCAAATCGCCCCGCTGACGATCATGGAACTCGTCGCCATCAAAGTGGCGCTCAAGCAGGACATTTGCCGCACGCTTAAATGGCGGCGCGATGCCAAGTGGCGTCAAACGATCCGCGAGATGATCGCGGCTTACCGCAAAACCGAACGCATGGAGGTGACCATCTAATGGACTATCTCCTCATCGTCATCCTCGTAGGGATGTGGATCTGCACCGTGATCGGTGCCTACAGCGCCGGTTGGATGTCCGGCTGGGACAAGTCACAGGCGCACCACAAGTGGAACCGCTGGCTGCTCCGCAAATACGAAAACCGCAGCGTCCGATTTTAGGCATGCAACCCACAAAACAAAACCCGCCCCCGCAGCATGCCGCGGAGACGGGTCAGAACACAATGAAGGGAACAAATACAATGACAGCAGAAAATGGTCAACTGGCTCTGCCAAAGACCCAACCCGTCGAGATCCAACTCGACCAGCATGGAGTGCAGTTGCGCTCCTTCGACGAGATGGCCCGCTTTTGCAAGGCGGTCGTTAACAGTGGCCTCGCGCCCAAGGGCTTTAGCAGTCCCGAAGCGGTGATGGTCGCTGTTCAGCATGGCTTGGAACTGGGCCTCGCGCCCATGCAGGCGCTCCAGTCCATCGCCATCATCAACGGCAAGCCCTGCATCTACGGTGATGCGGCGCTGGCGCTCTGCACCGCACACCCGTCGTTTCTCGACATCGAAGAAACGGTTGGCCGCGACAAAACGGCTGAAGGTCACGTTGCCACATGCATCGTGAAACGCCGCGACCGCAGTGCCGTCGTCCGCACGTTCAGCGAGGCCGACGCGAAGAAGGCGGGCCTGTGGGGCAAATCCGGCCCTTGGCAGCAATACCCGTCGCGCATGTTGCAAATGCGGGCGCGTAGCTGGGCGCTCCGCGATGCCTTCCCCGACGCACTGCGCGGTCTGGGCATCCGCGAAGAGGTGGCCGACTACCAAGTCAAGGTGGCCCGCGGGCGCGAAGTCGCGTCCAGCGTAGTGCTACCGGAGCCGACAACCGCCGCGGAGTTCTTCGACACCGCCGCGGAGCCAAGTCAACGCGCCGCGCTCAACGACAAGGCGACCGGCGAACTGTTTGCGGAGGTGCTGAAATGAACGCTGACCTCGTTTGGGCCGTCGAGTGGCTCAACACACTCACCGACCGCATGACCGGCGACCACATGGTTGCCGAGTTCATGGCCGAGTTGGAACACCGCCGCACGCAAAGCGATGCGCTTAACTCCGCGGCGAAGGAGGCTGGCATATGAACACCGGCATCCTGTCGCTACCGGAAAAGCAATACCGCGAAGCCGAGGGCATCAGCAAATCGGCGCTCGACTACATCGCGCCGCCGCGGACGCCCGCGCACTTTAAGGCATACATCGATGGCCTGCTCCGCATCGAAACGACACCGGCCATGCGGCTGGGCCAGATGATCCACCGCGCCATCTTGGAGCCGGAGACGGTTTCTGGCGCGTGGGTGGTCAAGCCAGAGGGCATGAAGTTCACGACCAAGGAAGGCAAGGAATGGCAAGCAGCGCAGACCTTACCGATCATAACGTCAAGCGAAGCTGACATTATTGCTGGCATGCGCGAGAGCGTCTGGTCGCACCCCGCGGTGAAGCGGGTTTTGGCCAACGCGAAGACCGAGTGTTCGCTATTCGCAAGCGGCGAAGACGGCGTCCTTCGCAAGGCGCGGATCGATGCGCTGCCGGAATCCGGCAACGTCATCGTGGACATCAAGTCCTGCCAAAGCGCCGACGCGGACATGATGGCCAAGAGCGTGGCGAGTTATCGCTACGACGTCCAAGCCGCCTACTACCTCGACCTCTGCCAACTGCTGGGGATCGACAAGACGGAGTTCTTGTTTGTTTGCGTGGAGAAAACACCGCCCTACGCGGTCGCCGTCTACGCGCTCGACCAGCAGGCTATTGAGTGGGGCCGCAAGCAATACCAACGCGATCTCGCCGCGGTGAAGCACTGCATGGCCGAGGATCACTGGCCCTCGTTCACGCAAGACATCACTACGCTGGGCCTTCCGGCGTGGGCGGCAAAGCAAGCGGAGGCGGCGCTATGAGCGAACAGACCAAGCAAACAAGCGCCAAGCTCCTCAAGGATATGGACATCATCCGGTGCAAGGCTTTAGCCGCGGAGAAAAAATACAACGACCTACTTGAGCAATACAACGGGTTGCTTGAGCGGTTGCAACGCAGCGAGGACAAGTTGACCAACACTCGTTTTGAGGTGAAAGCCGAGAAGCGCGTCAATCAAGTGCTGTTGGAAGTGCTTCGCCTTGGCGGCGGGCGGCAGGAGGCCGAGGAGTAATGAGTGACAAAGCCTACGTTCCGAGATGGAGCCGAGGCATCACGCCCGCGGAGTGGCGTCAGCGTCTAATGACGCTGGCGCTGCCCGTGAGGCACGCCGCGGCGCGGATCGTGTGGTGGGAGACGCTTTCCCTCCGCATGGTTCCCGACCGCAGCGATGCGCTCGATGACATGCTGAAACACGGCGCGGAGGTTCCCGACCAAGACCTTCAAGCCGCCCTCATCGAAATCGGTCTACCAACCGGCTTCGTAATGCGCCGGATTACCACGCCCAAACCGCGCCCACCGCGCAGAAAAAAGCCCATCACATGATCACTGCAATTATCGACGGGGAGCCTTCGACCGTCACCGCCCAGCAGAAGGGCGTATTCGTCCGCGGGGGCAAGCCCATGTTTTTCACCAAGAAGAAAGTAGCCGACGCGCAGACTGCGCTGGTGGCCGCGCTCAAGAAACACGCACCGCGCAAGCCGATAGACTATCCGGTCTTGATTAAGCTGAAGTTCGCCTTCGGGCGCACCAAGGCGAGGCCCAACGAGCGGCGGCATGGCAAGCGACCCGACATCGATAACCTCGCCAAAGGCGTTCTCGACTGCCTGCGACCGGCGGGCTGGATTACCGACGACGCGCTGGTTGACCAGTTTGTCGCGGAGAAGTGCCGCACCGAGGAACCCTACCTTGAAGTCACGCTGAAGGAGGCGTTGTGAAGACTGATGCATGGATGCCCTTGTGGATCGGTGACTATTTGGCCGACACAATGCACCTCACCGCCGCGCAGCACGGCGCATATTTGCTGCTGCTCATGGCACATTGGCGCAGGCCGCAGGGCTTGCCAGCCGACGCCGATTTTCTCGCCGCAACGGCGCGGATGACCCGCGAGCAGTGGTTAAGCGAGGCTAAAGCCTGCCTTGCGTTTTTCACCGAAAAGGATGGCGTTTTGACCCACAAGAGGGTGGTCGAGGAACGCGCCAAAGCGCAGGCAAAGCACGCAAAGCTCTCTGCCGCAGGGAGAAAGGGAGGTAAGGCTGGCTTAAGCGAGGCTCAAGCGAGGCTTAAGCAATCACAGTCACATATAGACTCTAATAGGGACTCGTCGTCCGTGTGGCAGGAACCGACCCGCGAGCAAGTCATCGAAGCCGGTCGCAATGCCGGACTCACCGAGCAGCAGACGGGCATTTGGTATGACGAAATGAAGGGGCGCGACATTGACCGCTTTGGCCGCTGGCTGGATAGCCGCGGCAACCCCATCGGCAACTGGCAATACGCGCTGTCCGCGTGGGCAGGACGATTCAAAGAAAACAACCGGAAAGGAAAATCTTATGCAAACAATGGCACAAGCGGTGCGAACCGCCTCCGCAGCTATAGCGGAGTCAACAAACCCGAAGGTTATTAAAACCGAACCGAACTGGGACTGGCAATGGCACCTTACGGGCGCGGAAACGGCCCCAGAGCGCGTTATTGTCGATGACATGCTTCGCAATGCCCGCGAGTTCATCGCGGACATAGTAAACGGCGCAGAGCCGCGCTGGCTGGTGCTGGTGGGCGAGAGCGGATGCGGCAAGACCTATCTGGCCGAGCGTATCGTCGCATGGCTCAAGATTTACGGGCGGGGCGTCTACACGCGAGAGCGCGAGCGCCTAAAGCGCAACGGCGTGTCGTCGTTTTGGCTTTACGCACAGGCGGGGCCGTTCATGTGCCGTTGGTCGCGCCTACTGGGTCAGCTACGTTCCGGCGAATATCACCGGCTCGACGTCGCCGCGGAGGACTGGTTCAAGGCCATCGATGACCTTGGCACAGACGCTCTGGGTGCGGACGGCGAGGCGACCCAGTTTGCCGTGTCCAAGATGGGCGATCTGCTCGACCGGCGGCTCCGCAAGTGGACGGTCATCACGACCAATTTCAGCCGCAAGCAGATAGCCGAGAAGTTCGATGTCCGTATCGCCTCGCGCCTCATGCGGCACGGCAGCGTTATCGTGGACGCCACAGGGCTGCGCGACTACGGGCTGCGACTGGAAGCGGCGAAGGAGGCGGCATGAGCAGAAATCTCGACCCGTATTCGCAGTGCGCGTGGAGCGACGTCTTGCAATGTTATTGGGAGAGCATCTACCCGCTTGGTAAAGAGATGCTTGTCATCCGAGTTCCAACCAGTGGCGGGCCGGACATGTTGGGAGCGGTCGATTTGGCAAATTTTGTCATGCCGGAGGCAACGACGATTTGCGTTATGAATCCCGACGGCCCGCAAATGACCTATTTCAAGCAAGGCACAACGTGGCAAGCCAACCCATTTGAATGATGAAACCATTTGACCACACCCATAAAATCGCCACATGCCCAACACGCTGGAGTCCTACATCCAGAACGTCCTGCACGATGACGAGATTACGGTGATGAACATTCTCGCAGAGCATTGCTATCTCGTTTCCGACAACGCCTTTCGCGCCGAGGACGTCGGCAATACCGGCGAAGTCGTCGCGTGGATGGAGCGCAATCCGCAATACTTTCGCAGAGGTTTAGTCAAAACCAAGAGACGATGAAACTTTCCGGCGGAACAGGCTGCGCCAACTCATATCTGGCCACCACCTCATTGGGGGAGGGTGGGACAGCATTGTGTGGGGGCCGTCGCGGTATTGCGCTATCCGCGACCCGCCGGAACTCTTTAGGAGGAGCGGGAAGGGACAAGGGTCTTACCGACGCTCATCCGAGGGGCGCAGCCGTGGCCCAGCGTCTGCGCTCCGCACCCTTTGACGGCGTGCGTATGCGGCACACGACGCAATACGCAAATATGGCGAAGCCCAGCGCCGTCACATCTTTCCCATGATGCTGGAACTCGCACGCCCGTTCCCCGTCTCGACGCCCATTGGCTACGGCTGGGCGATCATCGTTAGCCGCGAGAGCAATCTGGCCAACGACATCTGGACGGTGGTCATGGAACGCGACGGCGCGTTTGTGCATTTCCGATCCGAACAAATCTGGGCGCTCCCCAACGGGACGCTCGACATCAACACAACACCAACACCATGCAATACAACGACGACAACCGAGGAGCGGCATTCCCGCGCCAAAGCGACAACCCCAAAGCGCCCAAGTGGAGCGGCCCCGTTAAAATCGAAGGCCGCGACTACGAGATCAGCATCTGGGAGCAAACCAGCAAAAGCGGGAAGGATTTCCTCTCGCTGAAGTTTGGCCCGCCGTGGCAACCCAAGGAGAAGGGCAGCAACTACAACGCACCGAAGGTGGAGACACCGCGGATTACTGACGCACCGGACGACGACATTCCCTTCTGATCATGGTCAAATACGAACAAGCCAACGACGTCGAGCGCGAGGCCAATGTCGCCGCTGTCGTCGCCGCCAAGTGGGGCTGGGATCTGCAAAAGACTCCCACGTTTTACAAGGTGGACTTTTTGGCCTTTCGTAACGGGACGCCAAGGGCGTGGGTGGAAATCAAAGCGAGACACACAATCTCGCTGCGACAATACCCACACCTTTGGCTCTCGTTGGGCCGAGTGTCCGCGCTTATGCAATTCGCCGCCGACACCAACCTTCCGGCTTATGTGGTTTTTGGGTTGTCGGACGGCATCTACGCGCACCGTCTAAAGACCCCAATGGCTTACCGCATTGAAATGGGCGGGCGCACCGACCGCAACGACCCCAACGATGTCGAGCCATGCTGTTGCTTGCCGCAGGACGACTTCAGCGTCATCGAACACACATGGTAGGCGACACGCCCGAAACCGACGCCCAAGTGACGACGTTTAGTTCGATCAGCAAGCTGAAGAAACGCTTTGAGTGCAGCACTGGCAAAGTCAGCGCGGAGTTTGCGCGGAAGCTGGAACGCGAGCTACGCAAAGCCCGCGAGCAATGTCACAGGCTGCGCTTGGAACGCATGGCCGCTGACCGCGCTTACGCGGACATCTGCCGCGAGATGGAATTAAAGGAGGCCAGCATAGACTACGCACGACTGAACAGCGCACAACCAACCATAGTTGAGGCGAGCGCAAGCGAGACGAATAAGATAGAGCGGGTTAGTCAAAACGCGGTCAATGTTTTAGTTTGACCAACAGAGTAAAAAGGTAGCAGTCAAAACATTTATGAAGACCTGCAAAAAATGTGGAATCACCAAGCCGCTGGACGACTTTTATATCAACCGGCAGTTACGCGACGGGCGTGTCAACACTTGCAAGCCGTGTTGCAACGCGAGAAGCCGAGCGAATCATGCAAAACCGGAAGCCAAGGCCAGAAAGCGTGAGCTACAACGGGTTTACCGCAGCATCCCCGAAAAGAAGGCAATGGAATTGGCCGCGGAGCGGCGCTGGAGAACCAATGCCGAGAACCGACGGAAGCTAACGGAAAAGCAACGGGCATACCGCCAGTCCAAGCCGGAAAAGTATTTGGCGCATAGGCTGGTGGGTTACGCGGTCAAAAAAGGCGTTTTGGCTAAACGTGGATGCGAAGTGTGCGGAAACGTGGCCGAGGCCCACCATGACGATTACAACAAGCCGCTGGAGGTGCGTTGGCTGTGCCGCGTGCATCATGTGCAAGCGCATTTGGAATTGAGGGCAGCGTGATGGCTGAAACACCCCGCGGCGACCGCACTGATGATGTGGAGTTGGAACGGCGCATCCGCGAGGTGGAGCGGTTGCTTCTTCGCGGCAAGCCCGCTTCAGAGATCGTGGCCATTTGTGACAGCGTCTACGGTGCTTCGGAGCGAACGGCGCGGCGGTATATTGCCGACGCCAACCAGCGCATCAAAGACTCCAACAAGGACGACCTTGATTTGGATCGGGCCAAGGCCAAGACGCGCTACGAGCGGTTCATCGATCTGGCCGAGGATATGAAAGAGATCAACGTGGCGGTCAGCGCCCAGACACAACTGGTCAAGCTGCTTGGACTGGCCGCACCGGACAAGGTCGAGCATGACATTGGACAACGCGCCGCCGACTCACTGGTCGCCAGAATCCGCGATGGACAAACCGTTGTTATTGAGTGACCCCGTCTGGCGCTTGTCGAACTTGTATTCGATCAAGCGGGCCGACGACGGGCGGGTGGTGAAGTTTGAGCCGCGGGCCGAGCAGGCCAAGGTTTTCGACATGGTGTTCCGGCGCAAACTCAAGCGCATTATCATTCTCAAGGCCCGCCGTTTGGGCATGTCCACATGCATCGATCTGCTGCTGGCTGACTTGGCGTTCTTCAACGCGGGCGCACAGGTCAGCATCGTCGATCAGACCGCTGCCGACGCGGAGCGCAAGCTCTCGACCATCTGCAAGGTTGCCTACGAATACATGGCACCGGAACTCAAGGCCGACATCAGCATCATACGCGACAGTGGCAGCATCTTTGAGGTGCAAGCGTTTAAGGACGCGCCCAGCGCGATTTTCGCGGGCCTACGCGCCCGCGGTGGAACCAACCAATTTCTGCATATCTCCGAGTGGGGAACCTTTGCCTTGGACGACCCGCGGCGTTCCGAGGAAATCCTCACCGGAGCCATTCCGTCCGCGGAACACGGCACCGTCCTTGTGGAGACGACATGGAAGGGGGGCAGGGGAGGCCACTTGTGGGATTTGGTCAAAGCGTCGATGGAAACCCCCGAAGAACAAAAGACGGACAAGGACTGGAGGGTCGTTTTTTTCCCTTGGTATAACGATCCGACCTACCGGCTCGACGGCGATCCTGCCACGATCAGTCCAGCAATCAGTCAATACCTTGACCAGATGCAGTCACAAACGGGCCACACTTTTAGTGACCAGCAACGCCTCTGGTATGACCGGCAGTCCCGCGACTTGGGCCTCTTCATCTTCCGCGAGTTCCCCACCACACTCGACGAGTGTTTCAAGTCGCCGGTCGAGGGCGCGATCTACGCGGGCGAACTCGACAAGCTGCGAGCCAGCGGCGCGATCAGTGCGTTCAAGACCGACAATTCGACCTTGGTGCATACCGCGTGGGATCTGGGTTCGCCAGTCAACACCGTCGTCTGGTATTTCCAAGTGATCGGCGGCAACGAGATCCGCGTGATCGACTGCGACATGGATCTGGACATGACGCCTGTCCAGCGCGTCGGTCACATGCTGGCCAAGGGCTACAGCTACGGAGCGCATTTCCTGCCACACGATGCCGCGGCGACTCGCACCAGCGGCAAGGCTGACGCCCAAGTGTATACCGAGGCCGGACTGGCCAACGTGCGCGTGCTGCCAAGGACGCATGACATCTGGATCGGGATCAACGCCTGCCTGCAAATGTTCCCGCGGTTCTCGTTCCGCCTGCCTGCCTGCGAGCGTGGCCTCGATGCCTTGGCCAACTACGCCTACAAGCGGTCGAGCGCGACCGGCATTGTGGTCAACGAGCCTGTCCACAACTGGGCCAGTCACGCCGCGGATGCGCTCCGCATGATAGCCGAGGCCGAGATGGCAGGGATGCTCAAGACCGGCTTTGCCAAGCCGCGTCCGACCGTGGTCACGACCGGCATCCGCGACTTGGACTTCAACCGCCGGACAATCGTGCGACGATGACGCCGATCGAAAAGTGCAAGATGCTCTACACCGCGGATTCCCCGCGGACGTTTGAGGAAGACATGCTCGCGCACCTCTCGCATGGCTGTTTTTTTAGCACGCCGGAGTATGTGATGATGGCGAGGCCGGTGTGCAGTGCCGCACCGCAGGAGATGATCAACGACGTCTGGTGCGGCTTCCAGCGCAAGGACTGGGACGCATGGTATGTCTACGCTTTCGCCTTGGCCGACGACCAAGGCTTGCAGGGTTTAGTCAAAAAACTATTGCGCCACATCCCCTTTTATCTTCCGCTCATCGCATGGGAGAGGAGTGGCCATCCGCTGACTTTCTTTTCGACCGACAAACTCATCCAAAAATATGCGCTTCTACAACTCGTCCAAGATTGACCTCATCTGCCGCTGCCATTTCGGAGGCATGGGCGGGGGAGGCGGAACTCCACCGCCCATGCCCCAGTTCAAGATGCCGGAGATGCCCAAGATGCCGGAGATCAAGCCGCCGCCACCTCCGCAAGAGCGCGACATGACCGCCTTTAACGAGGCGTCTGGCGCGGAACGCGAAAAGGCAGCGCGGCGCGAAGGTTTTCTTCGCACGGTTAAAGGCGGGGAAACCGGCGGCTACAGCAATCCAGCCACGGGCAGCAGTCTTTTGGGGTAACTTATGGCGCTGATTCCAACCGGATCACAGGCTACGGGATATCGTAGCCCGCAGCGCCAAAAGGCCACCGCGGTCAACGAGGCGTGGAAGGCCCGTGCCATGCTCCAAGTGCAGGCCAACCAAGCCGAGTCCATGATGCGGGATCGGGTCACCAAAAACCGCAAACAGACCAGCGAAATGCTGGCCGCGGAAGACGCCCGAAGCAGCGGCCCCGCGCCGACGCCGTTGGGCGAGAAGCCCAAGGGCATCCAAGATTCTTCGTCGATGGTCGCCCGCACCAACAAAGAGGTGCAGTGGCCCAACGCGCCAAAATACAAGCCGGAGCCGGTGGGGTCGCTGGAAAGGGGTATGCCCGATTATTTCTGGCAGATGAGCGAGCGCAATGCCAACGACACCGACAAAACCTACTACAACGCTTGGAGGCAGGAAATGGCGGCAAAGGAGCGCGTGCGCCAAGAAAACGCCGCGATGGATGCCTCCTACAACAGATCCGCCGACGCTTACAACGCCGAGATGCAGGAGCGCCAAAAGGCGTCCGACGTCCCGCAGCCGCAGGCTCCGGCCAGCGAAGTGGCCGAGCAAAAACGCGCCCAGCAAGGCAAGCGCAAGCCGCGGGCCAGCCTCTTGGCCGGTGAAACCGGCGGCTACAACCCCGCCACGGGCAACACGGGCCGCTTGGGCCAACGCAGCCTTCTTGGATAAGCACATGGAACCGCTCGTCTACCACCTCGCTGTTGTTTCCACCGGCATCATGCTTCTCATCGCCGCAACCCACGATGCAGACCTCTGGTAAATGAAAGACAACGTCCAACTCGCTGACTGGGTTCTCGCCCGCAACCAAGACTTGGGTTCCGAGCGGGCCTCATGGGATACGCATTGGCAAGAGTTGGCGGAATATTTTCTCCCAAGGAAAGCCGAGATCAGCGCCAAGCGCAGTGTGCCGGATAGCTCGCGCTACGACGTCCTCTTCGACACTTCCGCCGTCCAAGCCGCGGCTACGCTGGCCAACGGCCAACTTGCCTACATCACGCCCGCGGATTCGCGGTGGTTTGTCTACGAACCGCCCAAGGGCGTGATGAGCGACAAGGCCAAGCAGTGGTATGCCAAGTGCAGCGAGATGACCCAGTTGCTTTTGGCCACCAGCAATCTTTATACAGAGATCCACGAACTCTACTACGACGACAGCGTCTTCGGCACCTACTGCATGTTCGTCGAATCGGGCATCTCGCACCCGCTTGTCTTCCACAAGTTCGACATCGGCACCTACAGCTTGGCCGAGAACGACGAGGGACTGATTGACACTGTCTTCCGCGAACTGGAACTGACCGTCCTGCAAGCCGCCGACAAGTTTGGCGAAGACAACCTTGCGCCCGCCATGCAGAAGAAGCTGGCCGAGATCCGGCGCACCGGCAAGGGCGGCACAGTGAAGCACCGCTTCGTTCATGCCCTCTACAAGCGGGAAGACGGCGACCGCGACCGCAACAAGGCTGACGGCCCCAACAAGCCTTGGGCGTCGGTCTACGTTGACCAGAGCAACAAGCATGTGTGCCGTAACTCCGGTTACGACGAGAAACCTTTTTTCGCGGGCAGGCATGTCAAAAGTCAGCAAGGCGTTTATGGAGTTTCTCCGGCATGGATGGCGCTGCCCGAAGCCCGCCAACTCAATTTTTTGGCCAAACAGCTTGACGCCCTCTCCGAGATCAAAGCGTTCCCTCGCCTCCTCATGCCAGCTACGCACGAAGGGGAAGTCGATTTGCGCTCTGGGGGCGTCACTTATTACGACCCAACGCAGCCCAACGCTCTGCCGCAGGAGTGGGCCACCGCGGGCGACTATTCTATTGGACTCGACCGCGAGGCCCGCAAGACCAACGCGATCAATACCGCCATGCATGTGGACATGTTTCGCATGTTCGCCTCGATGGAGCGCACCAACATGACCGCGACCGAAGTGGCCGAGCGGGCCAGCGAGAAGCTGGTGCAGTTTTCGCCTTCGTTCACCCGCAAGACGACCGAACTGCTTTCGCCCATGCTGCGCGGAGTTTTCGGGATTCTTATCCGCAACGGCCATTTCCCGCCGCCGCCGCAGGACGCGATTCAGATGGACGCGATGGGACAGCCTATGCTGCCGGAGCCGGAAGTCAGCTACGTCAGCAAGGTCGCGCTCGCCATCCGCGCCATGCACAACCTTTCCTTGGCAAGGACAATGGAGCGCAACGCCATCATCGCGCAAGTGCGCCCCGAAGTGCTGGACAACTTCAAGTGGGACGTTATCGCCCGCGAAACCGCCCGCAACGACGGACTGCCTGCCGACTGGCTGGCCGAGGAGGACGAGGTCGAAGAGGCCCGCGCCGCCCGCGCACAGGCACAGGCCCAGATGCAGCAGCAACAAGAGATGCTCACGATGGCCGAGGCCGCAGGCAAAGCCGGTAGCGTCAAGCAGGACAGCGCCCTTGGCCGTTTGATGAACCAAGCCACCGCATGACCACCGACAAAGAACTGGAGCGCAGCAAATCGCTCCAGCGCATCAACAACGCCTACTACCGCACCTTTGACAGCGAGGATGGCCGCGTCGTCTTGGACAACCTCAAAGCCTACTTCCGCATGAACCGGCCCGCCTTTGAGCGCACGCTGGGGCGTCCGTTTGACCCCATCGCCGCCGCGGTGCGTGACGGACAGCGCGAGGTGATCCTTTTCATCGAACACAAACTTTCCCTGCCCGTCGTCGGTGATGCCGACGTCGAGCGGCCCTCCACCGAAGTCCTCCGCTAAACGCGGTTTAGTCAAAACACCAACCAACCAACACCAACCATTATGACTGATGCAACCACCACCTCCGAAACCAGCACCACCGCGGACAGCGCCGCTGTTTCCGCGTCCACCGCACCCGCTCCTAACACCAGCGTCACAACCGAAGGGACACTCCTTTCCAGTGCGCCTGCCAGCGTTACCGACGCGCCAGCGCCCGCAGTAGCCGAAAAGCCCGAATGGGTTCCCGAAAAGTATTGGCGCAACGACAAGATCGACGTCGAGTCGATGGCCAAAGGGTTTAACGGGTTGGAGCAACTTTTGGGCAAGAAGGCCAACGCCATCGTTCCTCCCAACGAGAAGTCCACGCCGGAAGAAATTTCCGCCTACCGCAAGGCCATCGGCGTTCCCGAATCGCCCGAAGCCTACAACCTCAAACCGGAACAACTGCCCGAAGGTGTCGTCTGGGATGAGAACGTGGCCAAGCGTGCCGCGGAACTCGCCCACAAGCACCACATTCCTGCCGCCGCCATGCAGGAGTTCATGCGCTTCGACATGGAGCGGGCCGCGCTGATGAACCAAGCCGCCGCCCAGATGATCGAAACCCAACTGGAAACCGGACGGGCCGAACTTCAGAAGGTCTGGGGCGACAAGATGCCGGAGAAGATCGAACTGGCTCGCCGCGCCGCAGTGACCGCCGGAGTCGATCCGACCAGCCAAGGCTTCGTCGATCCGCAAGTGGTTAAAGCCATTGTCAACCTCGCGGAGAAGTTGTCCGACGACAAGTTGGTGGCCGGTGACCAGACCGGAGCGAGCAGCACTCGCGCCCGCGCACGGGACATTATGACCAACCAAGCCAACCCGCTCTACTCCCGCTACCAAGAGGGTGACGCGGAGGTCGTTGACCAAGTGCGCCGGATGCTGACCAGCGCCTAATCGACTCACCATGTCTAAAAAACCATCACGCCCGCAGTTGCTGGTCGTCGTCAGCGATCTGCATTGCGGGTCGAGCGTAGGGTTGATGCCGCCGGACAGCGAAAGCATCAACGGCAACACCATCGGATTCGGCAAGAACATCCACCAAGCGTGGCTCTGGGAAAAGTGGCAGGAGGCACAGGCCCAAGTGTCGGAGATTGTGGGCAGTGATCCTTTTGTGTTGTTGGTCAACGGTGATGCCACCGAGGGCATCCACCACAAGTCGCCGGAGGTCGTCGCCACACTCATCGAACTGCACTGCAAAATGGCCGCAGAGGCGCTTCGCCTCATGTCGCAAGCCGCCGCCCAGACGCTGGTGGTCAAAGGCACCGAGTGCCACACCCATGAGATTGAATCGTATCTGGCCCGCTTGATCGGGGCCAAGGATGGCGCGGCCCGCGAGAAGTGGCTGTTTCGTATTCATGGCACACTGATAGACGCCACCCACCACATTGGCGTGACCAGCCGCGCCTACTTGGAGGCCACCGCCATGTCGATTGCGATGGGCAACGCCCGCCTCAATTCGCTTCGTGCCGGTCACGAACCCGCCAAGGTCTTTCTTCGCGCCCACCGCCATTGCGGCGGATGGTTTAGCGACGGGGCGTCCATGCTGGGCATTACCGGCGGATGGCAGTTTCTGACACGCCACGCCCACAAGGTGGTGCCGGATGCGATCCCGCGTCCCAGTATGATGGTGCTGGACTGGCGCAACCAGCCGGAGGGCGCACTGCCCAATGTCCACAATCTGCATTTCAACCCGCCCGCGCCGGAGGTCGCGGATCTGTGAAAAGACCGCTGACCGCCGAGCAGATTGCCGCCGCCGCGTGGGCCGCGGCCTTGGCCACGCCCAAGCAAGTGGACGAGGTGCCGGAGGGCTGGCTTACCCCCAAGGAAATAGCGGCCAAGCTGGGCAAGGCCACCCCCACGGTGGGTGCCATGCTCTGCCGCGCCGTGGCCGAGGGCCGGTGCGAGCGCAAGACGTTCCGAACAACTTCCGGCAGCGTCACCCGACCCATCCCGCACTACCGACTCAAATGAAACACATCCCCACCAAACGAGTCGCCCTCGACGGCAAGTGCTGGAGGGTCAAACTCAAACGCCCGCCGGATCGCGAGCCTGTGGACGGACTGTGCGTCCGAGACGATAGAACCGTCTACATCCACCCAGACGCTATTGCCCACCGCGGCAAAGAACTTGTCATCCATGAACTGCTTCACGCCCGCTTTTGGGACATCGAAGAAGACGCCATTGCCGAGGTCAGTCTGGTTATTGCCGAGGTCATGGACTGGGTGGAGCGCAAGAACGACGGAGTGATCGGATGACCTTCTGGCCGCTCCTTGCCTGCACCCTGCTTTACTTTGCCACCGCGGTAGGGTGGTGGAAGCAGGGCGATCCGGCGATGGCCGTCATCTTTTTCTTCTACGGATGCGCCAACGGCGGATTCTTGTGGGCGGCGCTGCGCTGAAATGTCGACACGTTGTTTCAACCATGTCGAAGGCTTCGACACGTTGTGTATACCAAACGTCGTTTTGCTATACACAAAAGCCCGCAACTTTTTTTGACTAAACCCTTGCGCCACTTCCGGCGCAGCGCAATTCTCGCAAACAGTTAGGCAGACACCTCCTCGTTGAGCCTGCCCGACGGCAACCCAAGGCCGACGACCCGTCACGAACGGATACTCGGTAGCGCCGCGGGACAGAAACCAACAACAACCCGACCAGATCCGCACGATGCGGGTTTAGTCAAAACCAAAGGAGAAACAACTATGTCTGCTATTGCACAAATCCCGCAGTATTTCACGACGGAGTTCACCTCCAACTGGGAACACCTTCTTCAGCAGAAGGTTTCCAAGTTGCGTGAGTTCGTGTCCGTGGAGTCCGTTCGCGGCAAAGAAAAAACATTCAACCAAATGGCTGCGGTCGAAATGACCAAAATCACCGCCCGCGCCGCCGACACCAACATCAGCGATGTGGCCCTCGCCAAACGCTGGCTTCGTCCGTATCCCTACGAACACGCCACCCTCTTTGACGAGTGGGATGCCGAGTATCTGGGTGAGGTCAGCCTGCCGCAGTCCGAGACGGTCAACAACCACGCGATGGCTTACCTTCGCACCTGCGACAAGGTCATCATCGACGCGGCGCTGGGTTCTGCCTACACGGGCGAAACCGGCGTGACCCCGACCGCTTTGCCCGCTGGGCAGAAGGTCGCCGTCGATTACGTCGAAACCGGCAGCACCGCTAACAGCGGTCTGACCATTGCGAAACTTCGCCAAGCCTCCTATCTGCTCAACGACGCAGAGGTGGACGACAGCGATCCTCGCATCATTGTGGTCAGCGCGAAGCAACTCCAAGATTTGCTTCGCACGACCGAGGTGATCAGCGCCGACTACAACAGCGTCAAGGCGCTGGTGCAGGGCCAACTCGACACCTTCATGGGCTTCAAGTTCCGCCGCGTGGCGTCGTCCTTGCTTCCCTACAACTCCAGCACTGGTGTTCGCACTTGCTTCGCCTACGTCCGCTCCGGCCTCAAGCTGGCCGACGCCGGTCGCAAGGTGCATGTGGACATCCGCGCCGACAAGAGCCACGCCCTGCAAATCCGCACGGTGGCGAGCCTTGGCGCGACCCGCATGGAAGAGAAGAAGGTCGTCGAAATCGCAGCCGACGAGGTTCTCTAATCAACAACAACCAACCATAGGAGAATCATAATATGGCTACGTTCTACACCGACATCGCTCCCGAAAATCTGGAGCTTAACGTCCGCAACCGCGTGGACGGCGACCTTGTCAAAGGCAACGTCGTTTACGCGCAAGCGACCTACACATGCACCGGCACGGAAGCGGCGACCGGCGACAGCATCAACATTGCTGTTCTGCCCGTTGGCGCGATCCCGCTGCCCGAACTCTGGCGCGTCTCCAACGAGGCGTCCTTGGGCGGTTCTTCGGTTGCCATCTCCACGATTGGGGATGCTTCCGACGCCGACCGTTACAGCGCGACTTCGATCTCGCTCAACAGTTCGACCGCAGGCTCCGCGGCAGTCACTGCCGCTGTGGCGACGAGCGTGCTTCCGCGCTACGTCATCACCGCCGACACCCGCACAGTGACGGCGGCGTTCGCCCGCACCAACGCGGTCACCGCCGGTAAGAAGATTGCCTTCTTGCTCGCGTTCCGCATGCCGTAAGGCACTCACAGCCGCTGGCAGACCGGCTTCAATAGTCTGCCACCTTTTTCTAACTTTCATGGCCGACGAAACATCCATCTGCAACTTGGCTTTGGCCAAGCTGGGCATCAGCCCGATCATGGCGCTGACCGACGACAGCAAGCAGGCCCAGTTTTGCAACCGTTTCTTCGCCCAGACCCGCGACGAAGTCCTGCAAGGGCATCGCTGGAACTTCGCCATGCGCCGCTCCGCGCTCAACAAGCTGGCCGACGCCCCGCAGAGCGAATGGGCCAGCGCCTACCAGTTGCCGGTTGATTGCCTGCGCGTCGTTCAACTCAACGGCTACGAACCCAACGAAAGGATGGGGGAGTTTAGCGTCGAGGCTGACCAGCTTTTGACCAACGCCGAGGAGGCCAACATCCGGTATGTCGCCCGCGTGGAGGACGGATCGTTCTATCACCCGCTGTTTGTCCATGCGCTCGCCACCATGCTGGCCTCGCGTCTGGCAGGCCCGCTCACCGGAAGCCGCAACATGCCGCAGGAGTTGCTGCAAGAATACGAAGCCATTACCGGCCCAAAAGCGAGAATGGCCGACGCCTTTGAGGAGCGTCTCCGGCGCAAGATGCCGTGGACGAACAGCGACCTTGTCGCGGCCCGCTACACCAAGTTTCCCAGCAGCCAATAGGTCATGGCCAATCTCCTCGTCACCGCCCTCAATGCAGGCGAGTTGAGTCCTTACATGGACGCCCGCACGGACGTCGAGAAATACCGCAGCGGATGCCGACGCTTGGAGAACATGATCGTGCTGCCCTACGGGGGGGTCTACCGCCGCGCCGGAACCGAATACTTGGGCGAAGCCAAGCTATCCGACAAACGCTGCCGCTTAATCCCCTTCAACTTTTCGACGACCACGCGCTTTGTCTTGGAGTTTGGCCACCAGTATTTCCGCGTCTGGGGCAATGGCGTGCCGGTGATGAACCCGTCTTCCCCCAGCAACCCCTTGGAACTGGCCAGCCCCTACGACGAAGCCCATCTGCGCGAACTGCAATACGTCCAGATCAACGACATCCTCTACATCGCCCACGCCAACTATCCCCCCTACAAACTGACCCGCTTGGCCGACAACAACTGGACGCTGGCCGCGGTCAACTGGCAATACCCGCCGCTGGTCGATCTGGAAAACGCGGTCAAGTTCACCGCGTCGGCCAACCGCGGCACCATCACGCTGACCTCCTCGCAGAACTTTTTCACCGCCTCCGACGTCGGCACCGAGATTGCCCTCAATTTCAACAAGGCGCTCAACTTTGTCGAACTGGCCATTTCGGCCAACGGATTCTCCGGCGTGATCCCCGTGTCGGCCAACGCCACATGGGACTTTCAGACGACCGGAACGTGGGACGCGACCGTGTCCATTCTCCGCAAGACGCAGGAGGAAATGGACAAACTGCTCGCCACTTCCGCCGTCGCGGTCACGCGCTCGACGACCACGGCCACCGCAACTTTGACCGCTCATGGCTGGACAACCGGCGACACCGTGCTGATCACCGGAGCCGCGCCCTTTGCCGGTGCCTACACGATTACCGTGACCAGCGCCGACCAGTTTACTTTCACCGTGGCCAACAGCGGAGCCGCATCAGCGACAGTGGAAATGCACAACGTCAGCCGGATGGAAACCGTCCGCAGCTACGACGCCACCGGCAACCGCAACATCGTCTCGACCGGCACCGAGCCACTGGAAACCGAATACGTTTTGCGCGTCACCAACTATGCCAGCAACACCAACGCCCGCATGATCTTGGAAACCCGCGACTACACCGAGGGCGGGCGGGTCAGCATCACCGCCGTGGCCAGCGCCACTTCGGCCACCGCCACCGTTCTGGAATACCTTGGCCGGTGGAGCGATTCGCGCCAGAGCGTGTCGTCCCAGCAATCGGCCTTTTGCTCCAAATACGGGTTCGCCCGCACCGTGGCCGTCCATGAGCAGCGCCTTGCCTTCGCCGGAACCAGCGGCCACCCGCAGAACGTCTGGCTTTCCGCGCTGGACGATTTTGAAAACTTCAAGATTGGGACGACTGATGACGCCGCGCTGCAATTCACCATCGCGGCCAGCGAAGGCAACCGCATCAACTGGCTCTACTCGCAGCGCAAGCTCATGCTGGGAACCTCCGGCGACGAGTGGACAATCGGATCAACGGCCAGCGACCAGCCGCTCACGCCGAGCAACGTGCAGGCCCAGCGCCAGTCCGGTTACGGTTCCCGCTACATGCGGGCCGTCTTGATCAACGACGTCCTGCTTTTCGTCCAGCGCCAAGGGCGCAAAGTGCGCGAACTGGTCTACTCCTTTGAGCGTGATGCATGGGTCGCCCCCGACATGACCGTTTTGGCCGAACACGTTACCTTCAGCGACATTGCCGAGTTGAGCTACACCCAGCAGCCCGACGCCATTCTCTGGGCTTTGCGCGGCGACGGGCAACTGGCCGCGATGACCTACGAGCGCGAGCAGGAAGTGGTCGCGTGGCACCGGCACACGACCGACGGCGAATTTGAGTCCGTGGCCACCATCTACGGGCTGGGCGGCAATGACGACGAGGTCTGGTTTGCGGTCAAGCGCACAGTCAACGGCCAGACCAAGCGTTACATCGAGCGCCTGCGCCCCGACTGGCGGGCCGCGTTCGATGCCCAGACCAAGGCTGATTGGTGGTATCTGGACTGCGCCAAACGCTACTCCGGCGCAGCCACCACCGCGATCACCGGACTGTCCCACTTGGAGGGCAAAACGGTCAGCATCTTGGCCGACGGGGCCGTGCAGCCCAGCGTCATCGTTTCCGGCGGGCAGATCACCTTGGCCAAAGCGGCCAGCAAGGTGCTGGTGGGACTGCACTTCACCAGCCTGCTCCAGCCCATGAAGCTCGACTACAACATGCAGGACGGCCCGACCCGCGGGCGCAACAAACGCCTCAACCGCGTCGAGGTCAGCCTTTACAAGTCCTTGGGTGGGCAGGCCAGCACCGACGGCAGCGAATGGCTTTGGATGTATCCCCGCGACTTTAGCGACCCAATGGACTCCAGCCCGCCGCCTTTCAGCGGCGATACCGAGGTCGTCTTGGCGGGCAACTACTCCGAGGACGCTGACCTCTACCTCCGGCAAACCCTGCCCTATCCGCTGACCGTCCGCGCCCTTGTCGCAAAGCTCGACGCCTTCGGAGATTGACATTAGTGTGATTTGACTAAACCCATGAGCCAAGCCGCCATCCAACTCCGCATGTTCGATCCCGCGCAAGACTATGACATGGTCTGCGCGTGGTGGACGGGCCACGGGTGGAATCCGGTGCCGCAAACCTTTTTGCCCAAGCTGGGCGTCATTGCCTACTGGGTTGAGGGCGAGAAGACCAAGGACACCGCCGCGGCGTGGCTCTACATGGACAACTCGTCGCCGGTTTGCTGGCTGGAGTATATGGTCAGCAATCCCGAAGCCAACGCGGGACGCGCCGTCAAAGCCCTCCGTCACTTGGATTCGTTTCTGACCGGCGAGGCCAAGGCCACCGGCTACCGCGCCATGATGACGACATGCAGGCAGGATTCGCTGGTCAAGTTCCACCAGAAGAACGGGTTCACCAAGGCCGACGAGGACGTTACCCACCTCGTCAAAGTCATCGAATAATATGGCCGGAATCACCGCATCAGTTTTGGCCGGAACGGCCATCTTGGGAACGCTGGCCAGCGCGGGCATCAGCTACTACGGCCAGCAGCAGCAGGCCGCGTCCGCGCAGCGTCTGGCCAACTACAACTACCAAGTGCAACTGCAAAACATGCAGATGCAGGCGGCGATGCAGAAGGTCGCCGCCGAGCAGCAATACGCCGCGGGCATGCAGAACGCCAAGGTCATGGAGAACGAGGGGCTGCGCGTGGAACAAGAGGCCCGCGAACGCGCCCGCCGGATGCGCCAAGAAAACGACCGACTTTTGGGAACCCAACGCGCTCGCTACGCCAAGGCAGGTGTGGCTACCAGCGGTTCGCCCTTGGCCGTCATGGCCGAAAGCGCCGGACTGATGAACATGGCCGTGGGCGACGAACTCTACAAAGCCAACCTTGAGCGTGGTGCCTATTTCCAAAAGGCCGCAGTCGAAAAATGGCAGGCCCAGTATTCGCTGATCGACCAAGCCGCCGCCGACTACAACGCGGCCAGCGCGTCCTTCCGCGCCCAGCCGATCCTCTTGGAAGGCCAGAACACCGCCAACGCCCTGCGCGTCAATAGCTACGGGTCGCTTATCTCCGGCGTTTCGCAAGCGGCGAGCATTGGAAGCAACTTTAATTTCCGCGGAACTAAAGGAGGCACAGCAGCGTAATGGCCAACATCCCGCTCGTCCAAATCCCCAACGCTCCCGCGACCGGCTCAACCGCCGTGCCGCTGCCGGTAGGGGCCATCCGCACGCCCGACGTCGAACTGATGGGCATGATCGACGACGCCAGCTACATGGCGGTGGGCCGCGCCTACGAGAACCTTGGCAACGCCGGTCAGCAAGCGGCCAATGTGCTGGGCGACTTTTCGCTGTCGATGGCCCGCGCCAGCGACGAGGCCAACCTTGCCGCCGCCGACCGGATCAAGACGGACATGGTTTCCAAGTTCGACGCCGAGGTTGCCACCAAGCCGGAGAGCGAATGGAACAGTATCTGGGAAAACAACTACGCGCCCAAGCTGCGCGACCAAGTGTCGTCCCTCAAGATGACCACCCGCGACGGACTCAACCGCCGCGACACATGGCTGGCCAACACAGAGAACGGGATCAAAGCGCAAGTGTTTACCAGCGCCAACAAAGCCATGATCGGACGGGCTGTGCAGGAAAAAAAGAATTACATTGAGCGGGCCGAGTTGGACGGGCGACCCGAAGACGTCATGGCAGGATGGCGGCGAGGGGCGGAGGCAGGATTGTGGACGCAGGAATACGGGGAGTCTGAAATCATCAAATTTGAGCAAAGACAAAAAGCCGAAACCAAGCGCCAACTTTGGGAAACCGTTGACACCCAAATGATCCAGCGTCTGGCCGAAGGAACGACCGCGGAAGCTGAAGAAGTAACCGCCGATCTGCGCCAAGCGGTCGAGAGCGGATCGTTTGAAAGCAAGTTTTTCCCGTCGCTCAACGGCGAGCCAGCCGACATCAAAAAGGCGCTCAAAATGTGGGAGGGCCACAGCCAAAACGCCACCATCGACAGCTACAACGAAGCCGTCACCGGCATTGCCGAAGGCCAATACGGAACCGTCGAACAACTGCGCGAGCAATGGAGCGACAGGCTGGACACGCTCAATATGCAAAAGCTGGAGGCGGCGTTTAGCCAGTCGCCCGAAGAACAGGCCAAACGCCTCGCCCAGCGCCCGCAACTGGTCACCGCCATTGACCTCTACGATCCGTCCGTTGACCAAGAATCCAAGGAATTTGACCGTCTGCTGTCATGGGTTCACACCATGCCCGCCGGTTTCCAAGCCGACTTGAGCCAAATGCTGCGCGACAAAAAGAAGGACGCGCAACCCAAGCCCAGCACCGCCATCGAAGCCATCAAGCAGCGCAGCCGCGAGATGTTCACGCTGGGCAAATACGGTTCCATTAAAAACGAAGAAGCGTGGCAAGCGGCCAAGACGCGCCAGTCCCGCGAGATCGACATGCTCAATAGCTGGGCATCAGCCAACCCGAAGGAAGCCGCCGACGCGACCAAAGTCACCGAGCAATACAACCAGATCCGCACCAAGATTTACCAAGAGGACATGGCCGACGGCGTGGCCGACACGCCGAAGCCGGAAGTGCTTCAAGCGCCGACCATCAACCCGCGGCGCGTGTTGCAAGACCCGCGCTTTGGCCCGCAGACCAACGCCGGATCACGCCGCGCTCCAGCCTCCATCCGCAACAACAACGCCGGAGCCATGTGGTATGTCGGAGGATGGCAGAAAAAATTTGGTGCCGAGTATGGCCAAAAGCTCAACGACGGCTTGGGCCAAGGCAACCAGATCGCCAAGTTCCCCACGCCGGTTCATGGAGCCGCCGCGCTGCTTTACCAACTTGACCGGCCCAGCTACCGCAACAGCAGCGTGCGCCAAGCCATCGCCAAGTGGAGCGGGGGAAATAATGTGTCCAGCTACCTTTCCATCCTGCAAAGCGCCGGATTCACCGCCGACCAAAGCGTGGCCGAAATCATGGCCTCACCCGAAGACGCGATTGCCTTTGCCCAAGCAATGGCTCGCCACGAAGCCGGACAAGACTTCCCGCTCGACAACAGCGGGTGGCAGCAAGCCTACGAGATGTATCGCAGCGCATGACCCCGACCATGCTCAACGAGGGACGCACCGTTTCCCGCGGCGCGGCAGGCAGGCAAACCGCAGACTTCACGCTGGCCATCGATGACCAGCGGGCCAGCGAACTCTATGACTCCTTCGATTCGGCCAGTCCGATGGAACAGGAGCAATACCGCAGCGCCCTCCGCAACTGGGCGGAAACCAAGCTGGCCGAGGAGCAGTCGCGCAACTACGACGATCTGACCGGCATCTACGCCGACGTCAACAGTTGGTGGTCTGACTCCGGCGGCGGGCAGGCCGACGACGAAGTCAAATATGGCGCGGCCAACCGCAAGTTCATTGCCGCCCAGACCAACCAGACCGCCCGCGAAATGGGCGACCTTTATCCGAGCGAACGCGACCGCTGGTTTTTGCAGAACATGGGCAAAGCGCCCAAGACCGAAAGCGAAGCCTTTGAACTTGTCCGCAAGTCGTTTGAGACAAAGAAGCAAAGCGACGAAGCCTACGACCTCATCGCCGGAGACGTTGCCCTTTCTCTTTTCGACCAAGTCAACAAAGGCACGCCGGTAGACATCCCGACCTTAATGACCAAGTGGAAAGAGGAAAACGCCGAGATCCTCGACGCTTTGCCGGACAACTGGGAGGCCAACACGCTCAAGGCCGCAGAACAATATTACGTCGAAAACGAGCAGATGCTGCGCGACCACGGCGACGTCCTGCAACGGCTCTACGCCAATATCATCAACGTCACCGGACGCAAGGTCGAGGGAGCGCCGGAGGATGACGTCAAGACGGTCGAAGACCTCAACGCCATCATTGACGGGCTGGGCGAACTGCCCAAGGAAGTGCGCGACCGTGGCTACGCCGCCATCTTCATGGCCGCAAAGCGCCAAGGAATGGACGACAAGGGCTTCTGGGAAATGGCCGCGGAGGCGTGGCCGCGCTCGCTCAACATGGTTCGCACCACCGCGCTGGTCGCGCAGGAAACCGACGCCGAGGCCAAGGTTGCTCTCCTGCAAGGCGAAGGCACGCTTTTCCGCAACAAGAACACCGGCCAACTGACCCGCGCCACCGGCACCGCTTTCAGCCCGCAGGACTTTGAGGAGGTCAGCACCGACGACCGCGGAACCCTGCTTCAGCAGGCCGAGCGTGAACTGCAACGCTTCAACGTCGTCCGCGAACTACGCGACTTGGCCGACAATCGTTTTGATCCCGTCAAGAGCAACGCCACCGGTGCGCTGAAGTTTGTGCAGGATATTGCCCTTTTGGGGCCGCAATCGCTGGCCTTCACCGGAGTCGCCGCAATCCCCGTTGTTGGCCCCGTTTTGACCGGCGCGGCCATCTACGCCGACGAATACAACCAACTCCGTCTGGAGGGCTTCACGCCCTCGCAATCACGCACCTTGGCCGCGGTTAGCGCCCCGCTCCAGACCGCCGCGGAGGTCTTCGGTGCCAAGCTCGTTTTCGGTCGCTACAAGTGGTATCGGGAGACGATCCAGAAGCTGGTCAATCCGGCGCGGTTTGCCCGCACCACGCAAGGCGCGGTCAGCTTTTTCGGCAAGGTGGTGGGCGAAAACATCACCGAGGGAACACAGGATCTGACCACACCTCTGGTCAAAGACGTCGCCGCCGCTTTGAGCGACGAGTTTCCCGACGTCAACTGGGAAGATACGCTGACCCAGTGGAAAGACAGTCGTTTGGAGGTCTTGGCCGCGACCCTCATGCCGGTCATTGGCGGTCACATGGTAGAGACGTTTGCCGACGGCGAACGTTTTGCCAGCGCCGAGCGCCGCCAGAAGATGATGTACGATCCGACCGGCATCAACGAGCAGGAGCGCCGATACATCGAAGACGGCACCACGCCGCAGGAACGCCGCAACCGCTACGTCGAGACTCTCAAGAACATGCCGCCGGAGCGCGTGCAAGCAGCCAAGGATCGCATAGCCGAGCAGTCTCGCGCCGCAGCGACCAACCAAGAAGACGCCGCCATGCCCACGATGGAGACGCAAAAGGACACCGCCGGTCGCATGACCTACATCGTGCGCGACGAGAAGGGCGTCGAGCGTTACCGCACCACCAGCCAACAGGCCGCAGAGGATGCCTACCGCATGGCGGTGATGAAATCGACCGCGGCGCAATTTAGCGCCGACCGCATCGCCACCAAGGAACTGATCGACTGGTGGACGCAACAAGACCCCAACAACGTCGTCCGGTTGGAAGGCTCCCGCACCGCCCAGCAGGAACTGGAGCGCCTGCAAGGACTGGGCGACACCGCAGGCATCGAAACCCTGCACCGCCGCATCGCCCAAGACCCGCGCACCGCGGGGCAAGACTACAGCACGCTTACGATCCTTGGCACCGCCAGCATCGAAACCGTGGCCGAGGGCGTCTTCCGCGGCGTCATCGCGCTCAACGAATCCTCGCGCCCGAAGGACGCCTTGGAGGAGATCAACCACGTTTTTGTCCGGCGGGCCGTCGCCCAAGGCAGTGTCAACGAGCAGCAACTGCGCGACTGGCTCACCGCCACCGAGGCCATCACCGGAGAAACCTACGCCAAGGACAACTTCGACGACATCATCGAATCGCTCGCCATTGTGGCCGAAGCCTACGTCAGCCAGCGTATCGACCAGAACGCCGAGTCCCAGCTACCGGCCAGCTTTGTCGATTACCTCAAGCGCCTCGTCCAAGTTCTCAAGGAGGTCATGGCCCGCGGTTTGGCGCTCCGCAAGGGATTTGCCGACGGCACGCTGGGGCAGGACTACGAGCAATTCCTTGCCGAGTCCGTCGGACTGGCCGACCAGACCATCGTAGACCGCTCCCGCAAAAAGACCGCGCAGGAGGTTGCGCCGGATGGACGCGGTGCCGACGGATTGACCGACGAGGAGCGTGCCGCGTTACAGGCCGAACTGGACGCTGAAATGGAGCAGGACGCCGCGGAGGCTGTTGCCGACGGCGGAATCGACATCCTCGACGCCGTGCGCGAGGCGGGCGGTTTGCCAGCCAAAACCAGCAGCAAGGTCTACCAATACTCCGGTGAGTTGCAGCGTATCCGCGAAGCATCCAAGGGCGGCAATGCCATTGGCGTCAAAGGCGTCTTCAACTTGTTCCGCAAAAACGCGCCCGACCTCGACGCGCTAATCAAAGACTTGCAGACGATGGGATTCAACCAGATCACCACGCCGTCTGATCTATTCGACATGGTCGAGCGCCGCATTATGACTGGTCGCCCGATCTACGGCTACGAAGCGGCGGCGACGGCGCAGGCGGTGGAGAACTACAGCATCGCCGCCCTTGGCGAATCATTCCCGCAATTTTCCGGTCGTCCGCAAGAGGCCATCGACCATTTGATGATCGTCAAACAAGGCTATGTGCCTGCCGCGTGGAATCATCCGCAAATTGGCGAAGTTGATTTGATTTACGGTGGTTTTACTGGAAGGGCAGCTGGTTCGGGGGGTCTTGCCAAAATTGCCGCACTTCGACCCGAAATTATTGCAACGCTTGGAGAAGAGTTTCAAAGCGCCGAAGTTGTTTCCGAAAATGAAAACACGGTGCAACTGGTTAACAACGACAAAACATACGTCGTCCGCAAAACGTATTTTGACCAGCAAATGCGGTGGCTACTTACCGCTTACAAAAAAGACGGTGAACCCGCCAGCGAGACGATTGACACCGCCGACCCCGACGTTTCCGTCGAGCGGAGAGATGACAAACTCTCTCCCCAAGGTTCACAGCCTAATCTTGACGCGCAGGATGCCGAAGTCAAGGGGCAGGCCGCAAGTGGCGAATACCCAAGCACTACCGAAAACTACAGCATTGGCCTCGTTTCACTGCACAAGTTGTCCGAAGAAAAATTGCGCTTTGCTGACCGCATGGGCGGGTTGGCGGTGCCGTCTATTGCCGTCACCAAAACCGGAACACCGATCACGGGCTTCGGAGAAATTACCTTGGTGGGCGGGCAGGAACTTGGCGACCCATCGCTCAATCCCGTCTACGACGCCGACGCCTACACTGCGCGTTTTCCCAAGCCGGAATACAAGAAGGTCAAAATGTCGGTCGCGCAAAAGTTGGTCAACTTCTTCCGACCATTTGAAGCGCGTTACGCCTCGTATTACGGTGACAAAGTTGTCGGCGGCGTCTGGGACAACGCGGTCAACACGCCGAATCCCGACGACACCATTAACAAGCTGACGCGCTCCAACGTGGCCAAGGCCGCGTATTTGGAGAGCGCGGAAAACGTGACAATCGAACCCGTCATGCGACCGAAGGCGCAGCGGTGGGATTTGACCGGCACTAAAGCGATGCAGGATTACATCGCGGAAGGCAACGACGTTACGCGCATATCTCCCGACGACACCGCAGCGCGTCAAAAGCTGACAGACGTTGTGTTGGCCGCTCTTGAAGAAAAGATCGCAAACCTTTCTCCAGAACTTCAGCAGCTTCGACGCGAAAGCATGATGTCTAATAACATCGAAGAGGACACCGGACTGCTTTACTTTCAGCGCAAGCAAATCCTCCAGCAGGACATTGAGTCTTACGGCCAAACCGAAGTGGACGCCGAAGCCACCGGCAAGGCGCTGGATACCGCGCTGTCCGGCAAAGAAGCTGCATTTACCGACTGGGTCGAATCGACCATCCGAGATATGTATTCGCCGCCGCGGATTAAGGTGGGCGGCAAATGGGAGCCTTACACGCTGGAGAACATTGCCCGCGTCATGTCTTCCGGTCGCATTGTCGGAGTGGAAAAGACAATGGCTTTCGGGGAAGGCCCAGCGCGTGCCGCCGCCGCCCGCCGCTTTGGCTCGCTTACTGAACTTCGCAATGCCGCCGAAGGCTTGGCTTCCGAAGAAGACGTTGAAGCCGCACGCGAAAAATCCAGAAAAGTGGTCAGCGCGTGGCGCGATAAGGTCATTGATTTTTACAAATGGAAAGATGCGTGGGATGCGTTGGACAATTCTATGCAGGCTTTGGCCCGCTTGTATAAAGCCGGAGACATGTCGGAGCGCGGCATGCAACGCGCTTTGCGCTCAATGGATTTTGTTGATGTTCCCGCAGCAATAGCGCAGGAGGGAGTGGCCGCGGCGCGGGCGCTGATGAATACGCCGGTTCCGTATTTTGAAAGCAAGCCGCAGCGAGTGGTGCGCCTTACGGAGTTTAAAGCGGCAATCGTTCCAAAATCAGTGTCCGTTGAAGCTGTTAACATTTTGCTCAACCACGGGCTTGAAGTTGTAAGCGTCGAAACAAGTGGCGACGTCAGCAGTCCAGAATTGCAGCAGGCACTGCAAAGCGTTTCGGCAGACATTTCCTACTCCATCTCCACCCAGTCCGAAATCGACCGCGTCGGCGCGGCGTTGAACCGGCTCGACCGCGACCCTCTGGAGCGCGTCAAAATCTACGAGAAGGCGCAGGAGAAGTTTCTCCGCGTCATGGCCGACAACCGCGACATGCTCGCCGGTATGCAGGACGGCGACCTCGCGCAAATGCGCCGCACGCAAATCCTGCAAGCCTTGGGCGAACTCGACGGCATCATTTCGGTGCTGCCGCCGGAAGTCCGCAGCAAGATCGGCGGCTACACGCAACTGGCCAAGGTCGATCCTATGGACGTCTTCAAGGGCGACCAGAAGGTCAGCGAAGTCCGCGGCATGTCCGGTGCCATCATTTCCGCGTGGATGCGCGAGGGTCTGAACATTGGCGAGGCGCAAAAGAAAACCGAACTGCCCGCCGGTTACCGCGCCGAGCGCAACCTCGACCCGACCCGTGCCGACCGCGCCATTGCCGACGTCTTTATCCAGCGCATCAACCGGATCAATGAGGCGCTGGAGCAGTTCCTGCGCGACGAATACAACACCGCCGCGGTCGAACTCTTCAAGCGGGCCAAGCCGCAGCGCAGCGGGGCAGGAGAGAAACCCAAGGGCAAGCTGGGCGCGGACGTCCACGATCTTTTCGACAAACTCAAGGAGGCCACCGAGTGGAGCGCGGAGGAGGCGCAAGCGTATGCCGACGGCCAATGGGCGCGGATCGAAGCCGGTGAACTTAACCCCTACGAGGAAACGCACGCCATGATGGCCGCGCAGATGGTGCCGCTCTTTGCCGACTGGGCCAACGCCGACAGCAGTCAACGCGCCGCCGCGGTCACGATGGGCAAGGACGTCCTCAACCGCGCCTACAAGGGCGAGCAGCAGCGCATCATCGCCCAGCGCACCAAGCGGGGCTACGACCGCACCGATTTGTCCAAGGATGCCGGAGTATCCGCGGAGGACGACAAGGCCCGCCAAGACGCTCTAAAGCGCGAGAATAGCCTGCCATCGAAGTGGGAGAGCGCCATGCTCAACCTCCTCAACTTCGACCAAGTCCTGCGCTACGTTTTCGGCAACGACAGCAAGATCGCTCGCCAGATCAGCGACCGGCAACGCAAGGCCGACAATGCCAAAAGCGACGACATTGCCGCGCTTTCCGACGAGTGGGCCGCGTTCCTTTCCGAACTGGGCGGCGGCGAGATGCAGGGGCAGCAGTTGCTTTTTGAACTTTCGCGGATGGACGAGGAGATCGACGGCGTGTCCTACAGCCAGAACCAACTCATCGCCATCAGCATGATGTGGATGCAGCCGAAGGGTCGCCAGCACATGGAGGGATTCCTCGACAGCGACGGCCAACCCGCGGGCAAGTGGCACTACAACCAAGACT